GTGTGGTAACACACAAGAAGGACGTACTAACCTCGGGCGTATACTTGCGTATACGGTGCGAATTAGTACTTTTCAGGAATTCCCTTTGGGGGAACTACTGACCTACTTGGATGAGCTTGATGATACGTTGATTCGCGTCATAAGCTCAGATTCTGCGTTTAAAGCGCAGTATCTCCTTAAGGGAGTCCAATCTGTTGTTGCTAGTACTAGTGTTGCCCCGTTAAAGGGCATCATTGGATCCATCCTGACCTTCTCAAGTGAGAAGATAACGGATGGCGAGAGAGGTGTTTTGACACATCTTATCAAGTCTTCTCACCAGGTGTTTAGCTTCTTAAAGAAGTTAGACATCCAGCGACCAGATCTTGAAAAGGAGATGACGCAAAATTTCCTTCAATTTGAAGAAGACCTTGCGTCTATCGAGGCTCGTCAAAAACAGTCACCTGAGTATAAGCTCATCGTTTCTCACATGCGTGAGATACTATGTGCCCACTTAAGTGAGTTTTCTATGAGTCCCTTTGTGCCAAAGCATGGTCCGGGAGCCGTGTCAGACGCGAGCGTCAAGTCGTGGTACGACAAAAATCGTACTGTTCGACCTGATCGTCGTCTCTCATACCTTCTTGACCACGAGGGTCTGGGTAAGGAGAGTGACTATCTGCCAGCGATTGGCGGAACATCCTCTTCCCGAACCTCAAGGTACATTACTGTACCGAAGACCTGGAAGAAGCTCAGAGGCATTTCTGCGGAACCAACCGAGTTGCAATTTTGGCAACAGGGTGTACTCCACAGACTTGATCTTATGTTCTATCATGATGAGTGGTGGAAACGTAGGGTTAATCTCCATAATCAAGAACGTTCCCGTAAAGAAGCTTTATTAAGCTCCATTACTGGATCATACGCGACTGTGGATTTGACCTCTGCTTCGGATTCGGTCAGCTTGCAACTCGTTAAAGACGTGTTTGGTAACACGTCCTTAGCCAGGTGGTTGCTGGGAACGAGATCAACCCACACTGAGTGTGGGGATACAATCGTCAAGGTACGCAAGTTCTCCCCTATGGGGAGTGCTTGCTGTTTTCCTGTCGAGTGTATGATCTTTACCTTAGCAGCTGAAGTTGCATGCTCCCGTACACCTCGGTCCTTGCGCTATGCACAAGAAACCATTGTGTACGGAGATGACATCATCCTTCCATACTACGCCGTTGACAACCTCTTGGAGATTCTAGCCGAACTCGGTTTTTCCATTAATATGGCAAAATCGTATTGGGCTGGTAATTTCAGAGAGGCTTGTGGCGTCGAAGCATGGCTGGGATCTGATATCGCCCCCTGTAGGTTTGTTTCCTACAGGGATGGCATTCAGAATCCAGTGATCTCCCATAGCAGTTACAGTAGTCTCTTAGCCCTGGCGAACAATTTGTACGCTAGGGGCTGTCACATGACTAGGGCATGGCTACTTGACTTCCTTTTTACAAAGGGAGCTAAAGTCGGCAACACCCTGGCAAATGTGCAAGAGGCTGTATTTGCTAGCTACTCTGGCAAGAGGAATACTCTTGCTTCACCACACCCGACAAATTTCCAACTACGTCGGAAATTTGACAAAGCCTTGTGGACCCATAAGGTCAGAAGGCTGGTATGGCAGAGACAGCCCAAGCGCCGATCTGTTGATTCCGTAATGATGGAGTCAATGTCTATGTTTGAATACATAGAATGGTTGATTCGCCATCAAGCGGGTACA